GGATTATGGGTTAGAGTTACAGATATTGTGATAACGGGTAGGCTGGCGGATGTAGTTGACGACACCACTCCACAATTAGGCGGAGATCTTGACGCCAACGGCAAAAGCATCGTGTCTGTTTCAGATGGCGATATAGCTATAACGCCAGATGGCACGGGTAATGTTGTTATTGACGGACTGAAATATCCGCAAGCAGATGGGACTACTGGTCAAGTCATATATACAAATGGCGCAGGTCAATTATCTTTTAAGACAGATGATCCCGGCATAACTGCATTAGTTGACGACACCACTCCACAATTAGGCGGAGATCTTGACGCCAACGGCAAAAGCATCGTGTCTGTTTCAGATGGCGATATAGCTATAACGCCAGATGGTACAGGCAATGTCATTTTAGATGGGTTGAAATATCCTCAAGCTGACGGGTCAACTGGAAAAGCTCTCGTAACTGATGGTGCTGGTCAATTAGACCTTTCAACATTTGATGGGGACCATATATTTTATTGGAGTGGTAATGGAAGTGATACAGCTAATGACGGTAAACGCGATGAAGTTCCTTTTGCAACTTTAGGAAAAGCATTAGCCTCAGCGGTAGCATTAAGTCCGGCTGCCGGAAATGAATTTGCTATTGTTTGTATGGAAGGCGGGGATTTTACTGAAGATAATACTATAGAGTCTTATTGTCATGTATATGCTCCTAACGCAACAATCAACGGGCAGCTTACAGTAGAAGGGGGAGGCACTGGTGTAATTAAGGAGTTAAAATATTTGGGAACTGGTGTAGCTTTGACTAGAGGCGGAGGGGGTAGTAATGCTGGATTTTTTGCGACTGAATTAATTTCTTGTACATCAACAGGTAATGCGATAGAAAATGCAGGAGGAAGCCTAGAAGTAAATATTGATAGAGTAGAAGCTAATAATGGAAATGGTTTTCAAATTACAGGAACAAACAGTACTCATACATCAGGATACATTAATTCTATAGTTTGTGTTAATGGTGGAAATTGTGTTGATATATCAGGATTAAATGTTCTTAGTTTTGGAATGAGTTTTGGTAGATTAAATTCTGATAATGCAACAGCTATTTCCGTAACTTCAAATGCTAAAGTAAATATAAATGCTATTGAAGTGAGCGGAAATAATGCTTATGTTGTTAATTCTGCAGCTGCTGAATTGAATCTATCAGTAACTAAGTTATCTGGTAATGAAGTTGTGACCTCTGGAACTGCAAATGTAATAAATCCATCTGGAAATAGTGTTTTAAACGGAACATTAAAAGCTGCATCATTTGAAGGGGCGACTGGTAATGCTGTTACTGGATTTTCGGATGACACAACAATGGCTGCTGATTTAAGCACGCTCGGTGTTACGCAGCATTCTGTTAAAACTTATATTTCTAATTTTATTGCGGGGCTGCATTGGAAAGAGGCTGTTATTAACGAGGTAGATTTCACAACAGCAGAGCCAGGAAGTCCTTCTCTCGGCGATCGATATATCAACACAGCTACTGGTACTAGTAGTGGCACGGCGCAATCAGTTATAGCTAATTATATCTATGAATGGAATAATGTTAATTGGACTGAGTTTGCTACTGAAGAAGGGGATGCTTGTTACGTAGATGCTCAAGATACTTTTAAGATATACAATGGCTCTTCGTGGATCACTTTAAACTCTATACAGTCTTTTTTGGGACTGAATGACACTTTTAGCGCGTTCACTATTGCGAAAGGCATTCTTGCTAACAATGCTACACCTGACGGAGTTATACAAAGTACTGTCACAGCCGATGCGAGCGGTAACTTAGGCTCTGTATCTACTTTAAATACAGTAACTTGGCCGGCTGCCGGCGGGTCAACAGCTGATGTGCTTACGTTGACAACTGCAACTACTGCCGACTGGCAAGCTCCATCTTGGTTAAATAATGTAGTAGAAGATACCTCACCACAGCTTGGTGGTAATCTTGATATTAATGGACATGAAATTGTATCTACTTCAGATGGAGACATTGTTTTAGAGCCAAACGGCACAGGAAATGTTGTGCTTGGGGGTAAGCTTAATACTCAGGGTAATACTATAACGTCGACAACCGGAACTGTGAATATGTTCGGGACTACTGCCGGCGGCGACGTGACTATCGGTACTTATTTGGCGGGAGATGTAAATATAGCACCTACACAAACCGGTGCTCTAAATTTAAACGCTGCGGTTGATGATCTTACGTACGTTAATACTCTAAAATGGCCAGTGGCAGACGGGACTAATGGACAAGTCCTTTCTACAAACGGTTCAAAAATCTTATCTTTTGTTGATCCAGGGGATGGTATAGCTGCTGTAGTCGACGACACAACTCCGCAGCTTGGTGGTAATCTTGATATTAATGGACATGAAATTGTATCTACTTCAGATGGTGATATTAGTATAAATCCCAACGGTACAGGTAATGTGCTTCTTGGTGGTAAGATTGATATTCTCGGTAATAGAATAACCACAACAACAGGCAATATAGATATTTACGGAAGTGTTACGGGTGGTAATGTGGTTATTGGTGCATACGGGGCCGGTAACATAACTTTAAGTCCTACGTCTGGTAATATAAATGTTGGAACAGCGATAACTAATAGCACCTATGTAAATACTTTTAAAATGCCTACAGCTGACGGGACTAATGGACAAGTATTAACTACAAATGGCTCAAAAGTTCTAGCTTTCGCAACAGCTGCTGTAGTAGAAGATACTACACCACAACTTGGTGGTAATTTGGATGTTAATGGTAAAAATATAGTTTCTGTGTCAAATGGAGATGTAAAAATAAGTCCTGATGGCACTGGTGATATTGTATTGGATGGGACTATTGATACGCTCGGTAATAGTGTTACTACTACAACAGGTAACACAGGAATATACGGAAGCTCAGCCGGTGGCGATGTTACTATTGCTTCGACTAATGGCGGTAACGTTAGTATAAATGCGCAGTTTGGTGGGGGGGCAGGAACACTAAATGTTGGTGGAGCGATTGATGATCTCACATATATAAACACTTTCACATGGCCGGTGGCTGATGGGACTAACGGACAAATGCTCACAACGAACGGCTCCAAAGTATTATCTTTTACAACAGCCGCAGGCGGTGGTGTATCGGCAATTCCGAAAAACCTATTAGTATCTGGGGACTTTTCTAAAATTCCATTGTGGATCCAGAGCATCGGTTTGACAGGATATGCAGACGCTACTCTTGTTACACCTTCTTTTCTAATATTACATAATACTACTGCGCAGGCCGAGCGTGATAATTCATTTGCAGATCAAAACGAATTAGTTTTGCAGCTTACAGGCAGTGGTTATCTAGGAGGATATGAGCCGTTATACGCCGCAGAATTTTATAGTGCTTTTACAGAATTAAAAGCTGCAAGTGAGACTTTAAGTGTTGGTTTTTTTGGTCGAGCAACTGGTATTACACAAATAAAAATGGATATTATTCAATGGATTCCTGGAACTTCCGCATCTTGTATAAAAGATCCGATTGCAACGTGGGGAGCGACTCCAACTTTAGATTCAGATACAACAGGAGCTTGGTCTTATGTTGCAAATTCGCCAACACTTACTATAAGCGGCAGTGATTCAATTATTAAATGGGAAAATATAAGTGTTTCTTCATTTAATACAGCAGCAACTAGACTAGGCTTAGTTATCAGAACTGCGGGTACAGAAACTAGCGGAGATAATTTAATCATTAAAAAACTAGCAATGCACAGAGGGGCTAGTTTTGCCGGTTTTGAAGATAGAGACGAAGTGACTAGAACAGAAACTAGAATTGCTTGTACATATAATTTCCGTTATCCAAAGGGAACAACTGGAACAATGACTCAAGCTATATTATCAGGATTTTGCTATGAGTCTGAGCCGAATATGATGCACGTTGCACACTTTAATTATAATACTTCATTAATTGATGTTCCTGCGACAACAGATGTTGTTGTATATAATCCGAATGACGGAACAGCTGGTGAAGTTCGTAATTTAGGCGGATCAGATGTTACTATAGAGACAATAGATACTGTAAGTCAACATTCAGTTTCTGTAAAAGCTGAAATTGGCTGGGAAGATCCATTTAAAATGCATGTGATTGTATGGCCTAAAGCATATCATTAAAGGATAGACTATGTATTATTTTAGTAAGTCATCAAAGGATCGATTAGAGACATGTCATCCTTTAATTCAAGATTGGCTTAATGAGATTATTAAATGGAGAGACTGCACAGTGGCTTGGGGGCATAGAGGTGAGCGTGATCAGACTGAAATGTTTGCAAAAGGGTTAAGTAAGTGTAGATATCCGAAAAGTAAGCATAATTCGGATCCCTCTCTTGCAGTTGATGTTTACCCCTATGCTCTTGGTCGTATGATAAATGGCGATGTGGAAGGCGACGAAGTTTTGATAGATAGGTTTATAGGTTTTGCTCAAGCTGTTGCTGCAATTAGAGGTATCCCGATTAAATCAGCTAGTGAGTGGGGGAGTTTCAAAGGTGACTTGGGGCATTGGGAGGTATACGGGGATGTTTGAATTTAAGGTAGAATACTAATGGCATCGTTAAAAGAAAGTTTAAAACTAAAGTTAATTTCGGAAGGTGATCTTATTGCTGTTTCTCGTACTGGTTTTTTTTCAAGAATAATAAGAAGATGGACTGAAGAGACATACAGCCATGTTGCTATTGTTTATAGTATTAATGGTGTAAGGGTAAAAATTGTTGAGGCTTCTGATAAAAAAGGGATAAGATTTTCAGCTATTAATAAACTACTGCCCGCTTATGTTTTTTATATAAAAGATGGATTGACATCTGAAACTCGAGACTTTATTAATAGTAAAATAGGCCAAAAATATTCTTGGTTTGATTGTTTAAGGGCTGCATTTCATTGTAAACCTAGACATGACGATAAATGGCAATGTGCTGAGTTTGCTAATGCTGTTTTGAGAAAAGGTGGATTTCTTGTAGATGAAAAAGCAATAACTCCTGGAAAACTTGTTAAAGAGGTTTTAAAGAAAGGATCTGGAAGAGCTGTATATATAGATAAAAAGAAATAGTGTTTAAATTAAATGTTCTATCAAAGCAAAGACTTCAAACGTGCGATCCACAACTACAAGCTCTTGTTTGTGAAGTTATCAAATATAGAGATTGTTGTGTTTTAGCTGGATATCTAGGAAGGAGTGAGTACCACTATGCAACTAAAGATCTAATAGGTGTCCCTCAATTTCCAAATAGCCTTCATAATACGAAAAAAAAAGGTAAAATTTGTTCAAGAGCAATACATATATTACCTAAGGAAAAAAGAAAAATTATTACTGGAAATTTGCCAAATGATCAAAATAAAATATATATATTTGCTGGGTTTGTTTTAGGAATTGCGTCACAGCTGGAAATACCGCTTATCTGGGATGGTGAGGTAAAAGCTCATGATTTTTTAATAAATTGTAGAGAGCTATCGCATTATGAATTAGTAAAGGAGGAGGCTGCGTGAGTATATATTATGATGTAGTTACTGCATTTAGAGAAGGAATGGGCGTGCTTGGGGGAGGACTTGGTCTAGTTGGAGGAGCTTTGATTGGTGGGGGCGTTATGTCTACTATTATTAAAAGGCATCTTGCAAAAATTGATAAAATCGAAGACACAGTGAATAAACTTATGCCACTTATACCTCTTATTGAAGTTATAGAATGTAATTTAAATGAGAAAGTAGATGGTATTAAGCAAAATATAGAGAAATTTCAAGGACGAATGGAAAAAAATATTGAAAAATTAGAAGATAAAGTAGAAAGATTAATAAAAAAAGAGTAAATACGTTGAAACAAAAGGTTATATATGTGATATTCGGAAATTAAAGGTGATATATGGAAAATCTAACACATTTAGACGGTACTTTTGAGATAAAGTCTGTTACTGAAGACACTAACTATTATTATTTTGAGGGGTATGGTTCTACATTTGGCAATGAAGATTTAGGCGGCGATGTTGTTGAAAGTGGCGCTTTTAAAAAAAGTCTAAGAAAAAGAAAACCTAAATTATTATGGCAACATGATAGCCTTAGACCGATAGGGACAATCGAAGAGATAAAAGAAAATAATAACGGTTTGTTTTTTAAAGCTAGTTTGCCAAAATTTGTATCTTTTTCCAATGATATTGGCGGACTACTGAAAGCGGGTGCGGTTGATAGTATGTCTATTGGATTTACCACTGAAGATTTTGATATACGAAAAAATAAAAGGCATTTAAAAGCAGTAGAGCTGTATGAATTATCTGTTGTGACATTTCCGATGAATCCTGATGCTGTTGTAACCGATGTAAAAACCATAACATCTTTTAAAGACTATCCGTTAGCTGATAGAGATACAGACTGGGATAGTTCGGCTGCTGAAAGCAGAGTTAGAGAATTTACAAAGGCAATAGACGAGCCTACTAGTAGATATGCCGATTGTTTTATGTGGTATGATGCTGAAAATTCAGATAACTTTACAGTGTATAAGTTACTATACTGTGATGTTATAGCTGGAAGTTTAAAAGTAGTACCACGTGCTATTTTTGCAATTGCAGCAGTATTGCAAGGCGCTCGAGGTGGAATTGATATTTCGCAAGAGGATCAAGAAAGAATTAAGGGACATGTTCGTAAATATTATAAAAAGATGGATTTAGAAGATCCCTTTAAGGAAAAATCTATTTCAGTTGAAATGATAGATTTTATCGAAACAAAAAAAGATTATGAAAAATTCTTACGAGATGTATTGAGTTTTTCACGCAAAGCGGCAGTTATTTGGGCTAGTCGTTTTAAAGAAGGTGTGCAGAGTGATTCTGTTAGTACCAATACGGATGAAAATGTTTTAAAAGAACAAATTCATAAATTAAAGAAAATATTATTAAAAATATGAGGTATTAACATGGCTACAAATGAAATAGCAGAACTTACTGAAGAGTTAAGGAAAGTTGTTGAGAGTAAAAATGCTGACAGTGCTGATAACAAGCAGAAGTTAGCGAATTTAGAAGAGGGCTTAGCAAAAGCTGAAAAAGAAAATCAAGAACTTGTTTTAAAGCAAGTTGAAGCTGATAAAAAAGCTATTGAACTCGCTGAAAAACAAGACAAAGAGTTTGTTGAATTATCTAAGAAATTTGGTGATTTAGAGAAACAAGCCTATCGTCCAGCTGCCAATGCATCTGATGAAGCAAAAGCGGTTGAAAGAAAAGCTTTTAATAAAGCATTACGTTTTGATCAAGATGAACTTTCAGCAGAAGAATATAAATATTTAAGAACTGATTCTAACGTAGAGGGTGGTTTTTTATGTCCTCCCGAATATGATGCGGATATGATTAAGTTAGTAACTGACATATCTCCGATCAGAGATCTAGCAAGAGTAACTACCACTTCACGAAAATCAGTGCAAATACCTATTCGTAAAAGTCTCCCGAGCGGTGGATATGAAGGTGAAGCTGAAGAGGATGGTAAGTCTAATTCAAATTACGATATGGTGACTTTAACTCCGTATAGACTCAGTAATACTGTTGAGTATACAAGAAATATATTGCTTGACTCTGTATTTAATATAGAGAGTGAATTACAAGCTGATCAAGCTGAGTCTTTTGCTCAGATAGAAGGTAATGCTTTCGTTAATGGTACTGGTGTCAAACAGCCTTTAGGTTTTTTGAAAAGAACTACTGATGGTGGTAAATTAGCAACTACATTACTAACTGCGGCGCTTACCGGTAATGATTTGATCAAGGTTACAGCTCAGGTAAAGACTACGTATTACAATCCTATTTTTATGTTTAATCAACAAACTTTAGTCGATATTCGTACACTAAAGGATAGTGAAGATAGATATTTATTTGAGTATGGTAACTTGGCTGCCGGGATGCCTGCAACGATTGCTGGATATAAATATGTAATAATTCCTGATATGCCGAATTTAACAGCAGCTACTGCTGTTCCTGTTGTGTTTGGTGATATGGCTCGTGGATATCGAATTGTTGATCTAGAAGGTCTTTTTGTAATTAGAGATCCGTATGCTCAGAAAAGAAAGGGTATAGTCGAGATTACATTTACTAAATTTAATACTGGTCAACAAGTAAATAGTGAAGCTTTACATGGTATTCTAACACCTACACCGTAATGGTAGGTTGGTAATGCTACTTAAAGGATACGAGAAAAAAGTTATATGTCCTGTAGAGGAAAATAAAAATCTACAGGACATGACTAAAGAGGAATTGTGGCATTTTTGTATTGATGAGTTTGGTGTTAATTTAGACATTGAAAAACCTATCGATCAATTACGCGACGATATTCAAGAATGTATTTATTTTTTTAAAATTGAGGAGTAAAAAATGAGTTCATATGATATACATACATTAATTAAAGAGGCTGTGTCTCTTGAGCCGGTTGATATTAATTCAAATACAACAACTTTAGGTGCTGAAATAGATACCGCGGGGTTTGAATCTTGTGAGTTTGTACTGTCTATTATGGCGTGGGTTAGTGGTACTTATGCGTTTTCGTTAGAAGATTCAGATACTAGCGGTTCAGGCTATGATGCTGTTGATAGTGATTTAATTTTTTTGAAAGATGTGTCTTTAGGAGCATCGGGTACTACTAGAATCGGCTATGTTGGACATAAGCGTTATGTGAAATTAAGCATTGTGACTACCGATGTAGTCACAACAGGTGCTATGCTGTACGGACATGCGGTATTGGCTAATCCGAAATATGCTGCTGTAGCTTAGTAGACATTAAATATGGCAGATTCATATATAGTTGTGACGCCGCCGGTTGAGCTGGCGATATCACTTGCACTAGTGAAAGAACATCTTAAGCTTGATCCTGATGATACAAGCCAAGATACCTATTTGACATTATTAATTCGTGCAGTTACTAATACTATAGAAAAGTATACTGGCAGAACTTTAATTAATACTGAGTTTAAGACTTATAGAGAATGCTTTACGGATTCTTTTTTAATTAAACGTTCTAAATTGCAATCTATTACTTTTATTAAATACTATACGGATAGCGTACTAACAACAGTTGATTCAGATATCTACTATATTTCTGATGAGACTGATTTTGCTAGTATTTTTCTAGTAGATGGGGAGGCATGGCCGTCTGATGTAGATACTAGAGTTCAACCAATTGTAATTCAATTTATTGCTGGGTACGGTACTGTTCAAGCCGACATACCCTACGATCTTCAGATTGTACTGTTAGATGCGATTGCATATTTTTATGAGAATAGAGGAGATTGCTCGGATGGATGCTCTTTGGTAGACGCAGCCTTTTTGCCAAAAGGCATACAGCAAGCGTTACATTTTTTTAAGATCATGCAAATTGACAAGAAACCATATGGCTGTTTGTGAAGTAAAACAAAGAACGCATAAAAGAGTTTGCATAGGCTCACTTAACCATAAAATTGAGATCTATGTGCGTAGTATAGAGGCTCCGGTTGAAGGTGGTGTTGATTTTTCAGATAATTTTACTCTTAAAAAGACAGTTTGGGCTATGGTTGAAACGGTTAGCGGTGAGACTATGTTTAACGCTAGTAATATTGAGACTGTAGTGACGCATCAATTTTATATACGATATATTCCTGATGTAGATATAGTTGATGTTATTGTCTATGGTGGACTGCGGTATAAAATAGTGAATGTTGAGAATTTAAATAATGAGAATTACTTTATATTAATAAAGGCATCCGATCGAGGTGATTCTGATTTACCAGTAAATGAGTTTTAAAAAGACTGTCATTTGGACTATACTCTTAAAATATTACTATTTTTTTGGAATATAGTCCAAATGACAGGTTATTAGAAGAGTTAGATTTTAAAAATGTTTAGTATACATCCAGAACAAACAGCAGAAAATTTAAGGGCTTATAATACTCTCAGT